TCCTCGAGATTTGGGGACGTGGAATGCATCGGACATGAATTTGACGAATGTTCCATTTACTTCTTCTCCTATGGTATCATAAAGTTCAACGACACTTTCCTTAGTCCAAGGAAGTGTGCCTTTCTCAATGTCCTTCTTTAGCGTAGAATACGCAGAGAAGTAACAAGAGTCTGTGTCACCGTATATGACCGCTTTACCAACATGATCATATTCTCCGGTTATAATTTCGTTTACCTTACTTGCCATATGCTTGGCAATCTGTCTACCAGTAAGAGTTGTGGACTGTCCGATTCTATTATCAAAGAATCTACAGCCGGGATTAAGAATAGCACCATACAGTGAGTTAAGATTAATCTTTTTAACTAACTGACGTTTATCCCAATATTCTTCCTCAATTTTATTGCCAGCCTGGATACATTCTTTTAATTTGGCCTGCATTTCTTTACGTTCTTTATACCAACGTGCTAACAGCCCTGGAATGATTCCTTCTACTTCGTAAGTAAAAATAGTCCCGTTGGCTGAAAGCATCCAAGGTTGATTGCTTTCAAAAATTAAATCATAGATTTGTGCGGCGCTGAGAGTATCGCTACCACTACCCTCCCAATCGATAGTGATTTCTCTACCGACTTCTCTGTTCATTACAGCAGTATATTCAAGGCTACCAAAGATACCTTCCCATGCTGCCGCGAATGATTTGCCTTTGGCCATTTCTGCTTCGATATATGCTTTAGTTCCGTCTGGACGTAGTTGGCCTACAATAGTTTCCGGACCCATGTTTAATGCACGAATCGCAGATGGATACAGTGAGTTGATATCAAGTGAACCGATCCACTCGTGGATGCCTTTCTTAGGATAGGCAACATACGCACCTGCGGCCTGTGTGTCTCCGTGTTCGTCCATCTTTTTACGATTGGGAACGATCATTCCTCGTCTATGAGCTTCATTGATAATCGCCTGTTCAGTAACAGCCACAGCACCCATAGTAGTCTGTAACAGAACTGTGTTTTCGTGTGCAATCTTGTTAGCTAGATCCAAGAACTGTAATTTTTTATCTAGTTTATCTAAGAGAGCACAGTCTTGTCTATTATATTCAATGAACTTTTTAAAGTCATTGTTATAAAGCTGATCTAATGTTCCTTCATAGACAGTTTTACTTTCACCGATTTCCATTTCACCGATCGCATCCAATCGATATGTGTGGCGTTCTTCATAGGTATATTTTCTATAAAGTTCGAGACTGTCAAGATGAACACGACCAATTAGATCATAAGTAACAGCACTCTTTCCATATTTTTCGTATTCTCTTTTCTTAGGATAACAGTTCCAAAGACAGAAACGTTTAGTATCCTCTTTTGACAGAACTTTAGTTACACGATTAACTGTATAGGGAATATCGAAACCTTCTGAGTTCCAGCCACTTAAAACATCAGCATCTTCGATAAGATCTAAGAATGTATCTAACATCTCTGCTTCGGTTTCGAACAGCATAGTATTAGGAAAATCTTTTACAGCTTCTTTAGCTTCGATGATGTTAATGGTCTTTGGAGGAATGGCTAAACAGATTAATGTGTCCATCCATTGCAAATGAACAGCGATAGCAGTAATAGGCATAAATGCATCTTCTGGCGAAGCATAGCCACGTTCTGGATCAAAGTCCACTTCAATATCAAAGAACGCTACGTTCAGTTTTGGAGCATCGACATTTAGATAATGATCTTCTAGACAGCGATAAATGGGGTTAATATCGCTTTCGTAAAGTTTTTTGTTTGAATGTATCGCAAGTTCTTTGCGAAGTTCTTTGATATTTTTACAACTGACCTTATTAAGAGGCTCACCCTTGATAGATTGATATTTTCCTCTTGGGTCGTGATAGTAAAAAATGTGCTTGGCAGGGTAGTCTTTAAAATGCCTCTGCCCTTTGTCATCACGCTCAACGACACGAATCATGTCATCGTCGCGATCATAGAATGCGTCAACGTAACTCAAATTTTTCTCCTATGCAATTTACGGCTTGCAAATACCTAACTTGCGGTTTATGGCCTCGCCTACCATCTAACTTTATTTAACTAATTAGCATTCTCACCAGCCCAAGCGTATCAATGGTGGTGAGCAAGATGTAGTTAGCCAACATGCCAAAAGATTTCCTAGTCCAAGCAGCCCAAGCATACATAGCACAACCAGCGATCCAAACAGGATATAAAGCAAGGAGTGGAGGATTGGGAACCGTGAGCGCCATAGTGATGCTGCATCCAATTGAGACAGCCCAAGCAAGGAGCTCAATAATAAAACGTAAACGGTTAGATGCCCAATCATCTTTTATCCATTCTATTGTTGGGCGGAATATATCATTTATCATTTAGTCCTTTTCCGGTAATTTCTTAGTTACGCCAAGGATCATTTCAATTTCATCCCACTCTTGCTCGTGTTCTTTCCAATTGTCTTTGTGTGCAATACGAATAGCTTTATTAATCCAGCTTGGTTTGATTTGTAGTTCTTCGGCAACTGCTTTAACAGTTTCTTTTAAGCCTTCTTGTAAATCTTCTACTTCTCGAAGCACATTACCGCCTTCATTAATGAGACGTTCTAGTTTTGCTTTTTCTTCGGGACCGTAAATTTTTGACATTTGTTAACTCCAAGTAATAATGTTTATTATATAGCCATAAAAAAAGCCGGTCAATGAATAACCGGCTTTATTTTACCAAAATAAAAATTATTTTTGATCTTCTGCTAGCACGTCATACATTTCAAATACGCCGCCGTTGCGCTCATAAATTAAACCTGCATATAGATCTGCTTTCATGCCTTCGCCTAGTTTGGCTTTAGCAACACGCTCTGCCCATGTAAACAATGCTTTGTCTACAGGATCGATCTGTTGTTGACCACCACTTTCTTGAACTAGCTTAACCATGTCTTTGAAAGATAGTTTTGTTTCGACTGATTCTGCAACTACTTTCTTAGAAGTTTTTACAGACTCATTCTTTTTACCAAAATACTTTTCTTGTTTAGCACTCATGCCTTTCTTGCCATCTTTCTTGTCACCGCCTTTTTCGGCAGCAGCTTTTTTCATTGGCTCTTTCTTGTCACCGTCTTTGTCAACGTCTAAGAAATCTGGCTTAGCACCTTCGTCCATTTTCTTTTCTTTCTTGGCTTTTTTATCTTCTTTATCAGACTTCTTAGCCTCAACCATCTTTAGGAATTTGGATTTAAATTGATCAGGATCAATAGATTCTTTTTTGGCTTTCTTTGGTTTGCCGCCTTTGTTTGCCGGAGCATCTGTATCATCGTCATCTTTAGGCTCTTCGCTACCACCATACGCTGATGTAGATTTGTGAACTAAACCAGTTTTAGTTTTAGTAGCAACACCTTTCGATGTAGTTTTCTTGTCGCCTGGTTTCGCATCAGCATCGAATACTTCGTCTACTTTCTTTTCTTCTTTCTTTTCTTCGGCTTTTTTCTTAGCTTCTGAGATATAAGAAGAAGTTCCTGCTAGAACACGTAGTTGAGCATCTTCGTTAAGCTGAACTGCTTTTGGTAATTCTGGAGCTGGGATAACTTCAATTTTGTCATCCATCGAGCTAATTTTTGTAATTAATGATTTAAAGTCCATAGTCCTGATCCTAAAGGTGTATAATGTATTTATCTCTTGACTGCTGAGCCGCCAAACAAGCTAACGCCTGTATCCAGAGCATTTCTAGCAGTTCCGTCGGAATTTTTTGGTTGAGAAACTTTGGGCTGAGGAGGCGCTTTAGTGCCGCTTTTACCAGGTGATCCTGTATAGCTCTTTTTTCCACGAGCTTTTCCTGGGCTTATATGCGGGCTAGCAACGGTAGCGATATTACCTGCCGATGTAGCACCAGCTGTAGCTGTTTCAAATATTTCTCTTATTTTCATAGTATAATATTTATTTCTTTCTACCGCTCTTCATATTAGCGCACCAGTGAGCCATACGTGCTTTTTCACCTGAACTGTTCTTGGCAGTTTTGCGCAACGAGCTAACACTAGCTTTGCAATTTACACCGCTGCGTTTAGCTAGACCCTTACGCCCTGGCTTTTTGCCGTCAGCAAAGTTTTCAACATTATATGTGGGGTCTGTTTTTTGACGTTTCATTCCCTTAGGTTGATTAGGATCAACCGGATCGATATCTGTAGTTGTAAGCCCTAATTTTTCTAAATTTTTAAGATATTCATGTTCTTCTTCTTCGCTACCAAAACTAACAATAGTGCTAGGTGGTCCTTTACCGAAATCGTGTTTACCTAACCCTTTTAGATCACTGATATGCTGACCAAGTTTATACCAGTCATACACATCAGAAACATCAACTCTAACTGTTCCTTTAGGCATGGTTGGTTTTGTTTCAGGACCCCTGGGTTTTTCGTTAGGGTGCTGGTCTTCGATTTTTCTAATAAATTCTCTAGCTCTCATTTCATAGCCACCATAAATTTGTCATGCTTTTCTTTTCGTTGGTCTATATGTTTCATTCCAGGGTTGATAGGTTTAGTTACAGATTTTGTATCTTTAAAACTGTCAACTTTATCTCGAACACGTTCCTTCCAATACCACACAGCGACCTTGGCTGCTATTTCTGGACGTTCGACCAATTCGGGTTTTTCAACTAAAGGCAAACCCAAGGCTTGTCCAGCACGTTTGTAGTTATCTTTTCCAGTGAGCTGTATGTATCCACGTCCTTTGTATTTTGCACCGTCTCCGGGCTTGGTGTTGCCTAGTATCTTTGCTTTACGTGGAGCAAACTTAATATCATATTTTTTGAAATCTAATGAACCACCGATCTCTTTCATGTGCTTGAAATCTAATGTTTCGTGAGCGCATTGTGCTAGAAAGGCTGCAAGCTCGCTGCCTTTTATTCCTGCCTTCTCTGCTTCTTTTTTTAGAAATACTTCGTGCGGGTTACCGGTTACAGATTTAGCAATATCTTTTTTTGATACTTGTTGGATAACATCGGTAGATTTTTTCTTAGCAGCTTCTGCGTCTCCGGCACCACCGAATGCCAGTGCTGTCCCTAATGCTCCGGCAGCGGCCCAATCTTTCCATCCTTCGCCGACTCCGCCGTCACCACCCCCATCTCCGCTATAGCCAGTAGCGTAACCGTAGGCGCCGTAAGGGCCCGGTCCATATGCAGCCCAACGAGCACTTTTACGTCTGCGTTTCTTTTCAGAAACAATTCCCTCTCTCATATATTCAGATGCATCGCCTTCTGGGCTGACATGCCAGGCATAGAATTTAGTTTTAGGATGGTCTTTCTTAAGTTCTATAAATGTATGTAGATTAGGTTTTGCATCGTCATACATTATAGCTTTGGTATAATCATCTTTATCAAGTAATGTTTTGATTATAGATTTTTTACGTTCTTCGGTAGTTCCCTGTTTGCTATTACCTGCACGATAGACATGCACTTTGTCAACGTCTACTCCATACTTACGGAATGTATCTAGAAATAATTCTTTATCATCAAAGTCTGCACGAGCAGTGACCATTACCACTTTGTTGCCTGTGGCGATATCCTGTTTGAGTTGTCGCATCATAGGAATGATAGGCTTGGACTTTTCAAAAAACTCACGGGCATTGCGAAAATCTTCAAAATCAAAACTTTCACCTGGTTGCAGTTTATAATGTGTAAAGTCATGACTGTTTAAACTTTTGATAACACGGCCGTCTTTGATCACATGAACTTTGGTCTGTGTATTGACCAATGTATCGTCAATATCAAAGACCACCAGTTTCTTTGGTTCAAACTCATGTGCTCTCATTTGGTGTCTCGGGTGGGCAACAGAATCTTGGATTACACCAATCGCTATAGTCTTGTCCTGCATAGCCACCATAAGCAAGACTCATGCTGATACTATACATAGCAAGGCCTGCTATAAAATTTTTAGTGAGGGCTGTAAGGGTTTCTCGGACGGTCATAACCATCATCCTCCGGATATACTGGATAATCATTTGGGTTCATACAGGCTTCTCTCCAGTTAGATAAGGTTTACTGAACCATAGTTTAAACCATTCTGGTGTTCCTGGTTTAATATCATGTTTTTTCATAAGCTCACCTTTTTCATTCCCGGTAACACTTATATTGCTACCGTCAAACGGATTTACAGGATCGTATTTTACATATCCTTTAAATTCATTAATACCGGCAAGACGTTTTAATTCAGATATTTCCATTAGTCAGTAGCCGGTTCGCCTGTAATAGAAACTTCCCATTTCTTTCCGGTCGCTTCAGATTTTTTACGAGCCCAATCTTTTAATTGATAGTAGTGTGCTCTTTCACGCTCGTCATCTGCATAATAACCGCGGCCTTTGAATACCTTCCACTTCTTACCGTTGATATAGATAGCGAAATTGTTTGGCGGTTCGGTGTTGCCCTCGTCCCAATCTTCTGGATCTCTGCGTCTGCCACTACCACTCCACCCGGGCTTATGACTTGCGCCACCATACCAATGAGCTGCTTCATCCATAGGTTTACCTTTATGTTTAACATCGCCCTGTTTTTCGGCCTTCTTCTTATCTTTGTGCGGGCCAGCACCTGCAGTCTTTTGATTCTTGGCTACAAAGTTTCTTGGCTTACTTGCTGGTATAAATTCTTTTGCTTTCATTTTGATTTCCTTGACTGCTTAGGACCTTTCCTTGTTTTCCACTTCTTATCAGTTGAACACCAGTAACGCCCGTAGCCTTCTTTAACTTCTTTCTTTTTAGGATAACCATGTCTTATATCTAATTGATATCCTTGTAACCCTTGTTTAGATAATACTCCACTGATAAATTCTTCTGCTTCTCGAGCAGTGGCAAATTTATCACCTAAATTATATTTTCTTACTTCGCCGTCGATTTTTACATAAGCAATAGTAATAGGTTTGACTGGTTCTTCTGAGGCCTGTGCCGGACTTGCTAATAAATTAGCAGCAGCTAAAGCTGCGCCTGCTACTTTGCTTTTCCAACCTTCTTCAACGCTATCGATCATTGGATCAATACCGCGACTTCGGATTCCACCTTTTCTTCTTACTTTAGCAAGTTCTTCTAAGGCGTGTCGAATCTGCTCCATATTCATCTTTAATTCTTCAAATTGGCGAGTCATTGTTTGCCACTCTGCAGGACTAGCCTTGTCGACACGAGCAGCAAGGTCTTTTATCTGTCCCGCAGCTCGCATCATACGATATTTTAATTTTGCAGGATTAGCTTTGTCATGACTGTGAATCATCGGATCCATAGGGTCTGTAGGATCCATTTCAATAGGAGCTTCAGAAATGCTTTCTGCAATCTTCATGCCTTTACGCACAGCAGCAAACAAGGGTTTAGCAAGTTCTCCTGCACCTGTGGCTTCTTTAAATGCTTCAAAATCATTGTTGGCAGCAGCAGCTCTAGCACCACTGGCACTCACTCCAGCAACACCTTCAGCACCATCTTCACGCTCTCCGCTACTTACAAAATCTAAAACTTCAAACTTATAGAAACCGTGTGCCTTACCTTCAACACCGTTGTATGCTTCGAGAAGTTTTTTCATATCATCTAAACGAT